TTCCTCCTCCTTTACCACTATTTAATATAGCTTTAGCTCTTGAGGCAGCACCTAATACTGCAGCAATTTGAGATGCATAAAATATAGGGAAAGCAAATGGTGCTGCTGGTCCTGTTGCTTTAGCTCCTTTTTGAGCAATATCTAACGCGTTAATAAATCCAACACCTGTACCAATAGCAATATCAGCTAATGCTGCTGCTTTGGCTGCTGCTGAACCTTCTTCAAATAATCCTCCTAAAGCAGTAATAGCATTTCTAGAGGCATTAACAAATTGGTCTTTAGCGTCTTGTTTAGCTTGTTCGGCTGCTATTATTTTATCTGCATTTTCTTTTTCACTGGCTGCTACTTTATCAGCATTAGCAATTTGAGCATCTGTTGTTTTAGTATCTAAAGCCTCAAATTCAGCCTGAACCTCAGTATCAGCAACTATAGCTAAATCATCATATTTTTTACGAATTAAAGCTAATGCCTCTGCATTACCGGCTACAGCAATTTCCTCTTGTATTTGTGCTTCTTTAAGTGCGGCTAATCTGTTTTCATATTCAATCTGAATAGCTGCGCTTTCACTTGTTGCTTGAGCTAATCTAAGTTGACGAGCGGCATCATTAGCACTTAATTCTGCTGAAATTACTTGGTCTAAAGCAGCAACACGAGCGGTTTCAATGTCTTTAAGTCGTTGTGCTTCTTTTTCTGCGTTTGCTATTCTTTTTGCACTACGTTTTTCTCTTTTACTTTCAGCATCATTTTCTAAAGCTTCAGTAGTACTAATTTTATCTAATTCTAAACTAGTTTCAGCTGCTGTTCTTCTTGAAATAGCTTCTTTTCTTTTACCATCAAATTCCTTACGAATTTCGTCTTCTTTAGTAGCATTACCTTTAACACGGGCTAATGCTATATCTTGAGCTGCGTTAATATCATTAACATCCTTGATAGCTTGATCACGTTGACGTTGTAATGCTTTCTGTCTTATAGCTGCTACCTCTTCTATTGATTTACCTTCTGCTTTAGCTCTAGCTTCAGCAACTTTAGCTTCGTTATCATAAAAAGCAGTTGCTCGTTTAGCAGCTGCTAACTGGTCATCTAATCCTTTTATTGTTTTATCATTTGCTTCTTTAGCTTTAGTACCAAAAATATCAAATGCATCTGCTAATAAGGTTACAGCTAATATAATAGCACCAATACCTAATCCAGCTAATGCTACACGTGTAACATTAATAGCACCTGTAGCTGTAGTAAATGCTGCTTTAAATGAACCACCCAGTAATTTGTTAGCTGAAACTAATGAGTTAGATACATCTCTTAATCCACTAACTACTCCAATTACTCCTAATAATTTCTTTTCAGCATCTTCAATTGCTTGAGATTCAGCTCCAAAGGCAATAAACGCAGAACTAACTGCCCCTACCGCACCTGTTAAACCATTAAATGTATCAACTAATGCTGTTGCACGTTGTTCTTTATCTAATCCCTCAAATTGTAGTTCAACGTCTTTAAGTTGGGATTTTACTCCCTTGATTTTATTTCCTAATTCAGTAAATCCCTCACTACCAATAGATAAGGTAGAAAATTCAGCTTCTAAAACTGTTAATTCCTTCTTTAAATCCTCTACTGATTTTAGGTTTACGTCTATATCGATTGTATATTGAGCCACTGTTTATAAATATTATATTGTTAATACATTGAGTTTACTGTTGCTATAATAGAAGGGGTTGCTGGGTAAACACTTGAACTAGCTGCTGCTCTTAGAATAACATTTGTATCTGTTGCTGACCAAGCTAATTCCCAATAATCACCTGCTGAACCTGTTAAAAATAAATTCCAAGCAGCAACCTCTAAATCACTCGAACCTCCTCCCATTGTAACAGCTGTATTTGTATTAGGTACATTTGCTCCATTTTTCTTTAACCAAATATAAGCTGTTTGTTTTGTACCTGTTGTTTTGTCTAACTGAGCACTAAACGCTAAATTGTAAGCACCTGTTTTAGATACAAGAAATCTAGAACCTGATGATAATGCTATTCCTCTACTAAAATCAACTGCATCAAATGTCATTATAGATGCTGAATCAGGAGCTGGAATTGTTTGTGATGATGTACTGTATACAGAAATAAATGATGCTGTTTGAGCTAATGATCCAGTAAAAGGCCAACAATCTCCATTTACACATAATGAACCTGTGATGTCTACTGAACCAGTAAATCTAGCACCATTTTTAAAATCAGCAGTACCTTGGTTAATTAAATTACCTGTATATACTGAACCTGTAGGATCACTTGGGTTAATGTTATTAATTGGATTTACAAATACGTTATTACTTGAACCTGAAATAATACGTGAGCCAGATGGTTGTATTAATGTTACAAAGTTAGAATCTGATATAGACGCACTATTAGCGATTATAGTAACAGACTCTCCTGCACTCGCTAAGGTATTGTCATCGCCAAATACTACTGCATTATAGACGTTACTAGACAAATCATTACCAGAACCAACTGCTAATACGTGTTGTTGTGTTTCATCATATTTGGTATTACCAATTACAGTTACAGATACTGGAACCCTTGTAACTGGTTGATTATTCCATATTGCTTGATCTTCAATAAAATCAAAATTATCAACAGTAGCGGCTTGTTCTACAATAACAGGATCAGTAATTATTTCACCTGTTTCGAAGTCTTGATATAGTAAACTACCTTGTTGATCAAATGAGTTTATAATTACATCAACAAATTCATTTGGATTTTGAACTGTAGGAGTATTAATTCGTCTTCTACCTGTGAATTGTAATTTACGAGGTGCTGTTTTTAACAACTCAACCTCTACGGATTCGGCATTAATTAAGTTAGCACCACTGATTTTATTAATACGATAATAATGCCCGTCAATAAAAATCTTATCGTTTAATTGTATAGCTTGTACTTCAGATGGATTTAATTTTATATTACACGTTAATTTACGAGCATCTACATCATATAATTCGTTAATGTAAAACGCCCAAAATTTATTAAATAAACCATCTTGACACGTTCCATTTACTTGTGATTGTTGGAATGGATAATAACCAACATTAGTATAATGGATATCACTTGATGATGAATAGTTAGTAGGGGAATCAGTCGTAGCTAATAATGTACGATAATAATTTAATGGAACAACTGTTCCTGCCCCATCAGTATTTAAATAATAATATCCTGAAAATCCACCAACAGTTCCTGTTGCCTCATTTTCCTGAATTGTTTTAATTGGTTGTTGAAATAATAAACGTGTTTTAAATTTATATACTTCAGCATACTTGTCTGCTTGTTTTTTACACAACCAAGGTAATACTGTTTTACCATTAGTTCCTTTTACAGGTATACCTTTAACAGGTGTGGCTGCAAAAAACCCACCAATACGTTTTTCACCTGATGATAAATCACTATTAGATAAGTAAGTATATCCTCCATAAATGTTACCATTAGTTTGTTTTTGATATTGATTTAAAAAATCATCATCTTCATCATCACTAAAATATATTTTATTAGGTTGTTCTCCTACTGGATGTGTAATTTTGAATTTAACATCTCTGTCAACTATATTTGTCCAATCAACAATTACACCTTGATCTACCCAATCGTTAAATGTTTCTATGCGTAATAAATTCCTTTGATCCTTAACTGGCTCAATTACTAAGTTAAATTTCTCAGCTAAACCTGTAATAAAATCAATTGCTTTAACTCCTGGATCCCAAATAGTAGCTAAATTTACTGTTCCACCATATGGGTTAGCAGGTCCAATAATTGATAACCAACTATTATTTTGACCAACTATGGTTCTAAATACCTCAGCATTATCTGCTGATCTATAAACCATTTCAAACCGTAATACGTCAAATTGTTTTAATGCAGTAGGAACATATCCTGTGTTAACAGTACCATTTCGCTTGCCATTAAATTTAGTTATTACTTGATGTATACGAACATTATTAACAACATAAAATATAGTTAATGATCCGGCTGTAGCTAATGCTGCTACGTTATCTATTGAAAACGAAACGTTAAGTGCTATTTGATGGTTTCCATCGTACTTAGCTGTATATGTGTTATTTGTCAAATTCCAATTATTACCTTGGTCAAAAACCTCGGCTTGGAATGACATTGATGTTGCTGTATTAGTATTAATTGATTGTGATCCCGTTTGATAAGCATATAAACTTTGAGATACAGGATTTATATACGAGAATCCATCATTAGAATTTGGTGTAGTTAAAACATATTGTTGTTGAAAATAAGCACTATCAAAAAATGATGAGGTATATTTGTAACCTAAGTTATCAAAAATAACATCTACAACTGTCTTAGCTTTAATTGCTGGTTTAAATTGAGTTAATAATAAAGGAGTGGAAGCATTATCCATCATACCTTTAGCCCCACCTAATTCAAATCCAGGTGATTTAGAATTGTTAGGATCACTACCATAATTAATTAATGGATAAAATACGGAACCGGAAAACAAGTTATTGTTCCACGATGCAGATACGTTAGCGTAATTAAATGTATGATTATAAGCACTCCAGTTTAAATCACCCAATGCTCTATTTTGAACTAATGTTCTAAAATCAATCGTTTCATTTACTACAGCACAATTATAAATAATGTTGTTATATTGGTCTGTTATAATGTCTATAACGTACAGCTTACCTGTATACACAGATTGCCCGTCAACTAATACTTGACACGCTACACTACGGTTTAGTCCAACTGCTGGAGTAGTACCTAGATCAAATAAATTGTTAAAGAAACTATTATTTGCTTGGTTTCCTGGTAATGTAAATTGTTGAGATGATATACCAAATATTTTACCAATATCACCTGATTCAATAGCTGAAATATCTAATTTAAATGCTGGTGAGTCGACTAATTCTAAGTCGTACTTACCACCACTATTATTAGTTGCTCTTAATATTACACTATATTGATTACTCATTATCTACTTCTCTTATTATTGGCTAATGTATAGTTAACAGCGTATTGGAAATTCTTTTGTGTACGTGGATTAGTACGTGTTACAAAAACATTATCAGTTATAATAACAGGTATCATATCAAATCCTTCTTGTATATACACTGAAGGTGAATAAAATAGATGTGTTAAATAATCAGCTTCTGCTTGTGTTAACCAATCACTATTAGCTGTAAATTGCTCGTTTATATTTGTATAATACGCAGTACTTCCTCGACGTTGTATATTGTATGCAACATCATTAGTTGATGTATTATACGGTACAAATGTTTGTTTGTATAATCCTCTATCTACATTAGTGATTAAATTAGCTTGTAATGTAAAGTTAAACCAGTCCCAAGTACCATAATCATTTACCCAAGCAAATCTAACTCCAGTATAACCACAGCTATAATCTTGTTTTAATATTGTAAATGAATCCCAAGAAGCAGACAGATTGACTGATGCTGATGCTGCTTGTGGTCTTAAGGTTGCTGTATAATAATCCCAAGGTTGGGTTGATAAATTATACCCACCTCTATTTGTAATATTTTGAGGTCCAATCCCCACATTTAAAAGGAAGGAACCTGATGTCTGTGAACCAGTTTGATTAGTACAAGTCTGAACAGCAGATACTGCTGACCATAATTGACCACTATTAATTCTTGGTCCTCCATATGAATTTAATCCAGTTGAATCAACATTATATTCAGTAGTTGAATTTACTACTGTTGAACCTGAATATATTTTTATTTCTAAAGCATAAATGTCTTGTGCTGAAGATGTTGAGCCATTTAAAGCACCATTTAATACACCTACTGTTAAATAATCAGTTGTATGGGCTGATTGAGTCCTTGCAGCATCTGTTAATGCAACATTAAAGTTAAATGAAGCAGACGATGGAGTAGTTTGAGGTGAATAATTAGAGCCTGTTTGCCAATTCCAATATCCATAATTAGGATCTAAAGTACCGTTTATTAAGTAATAATAAGGTATAGAACCAGTATATGCCGGAGAACCAGTTGTAGCGTTTGTTATACCATTATAAACGCTAACAGACGAGGATACTGATGTACCGTACTGTTCACCAAATGCTACTTTAAAGAATTTAGCTGTATTAGTGTTCTTATAAAATAAACTATCAGCACCCATATTAAATTGGGCTGTATCAAATCCTAAGTATTGCTTAGTAATACGACCTAAATTAAATACACCTTTAAAGTATGGATTAGGTTGTTGTTTTACTGATGTTAATACATTACCACATCCATCTTGTAAATTAGTAATGAATTGGTATTGTGCGTTTGATGATGAATTGGAGGTAACCTCCCAAATCATATCTGAGTTAGCTAGGTTTAATTGACCTGGATATTGTTGAATTGTAATACTCATTTCTTAAAATATTGTTTTGATAAGGTATCTATTGCTTTACCAAATATACCGTCTAAATCTTTTGATAATATTGTTTGTATTGATGGTTCAATGAATGGGAATGCTTTTCGTCTTGTTTGTCCACGTTTACCAATAGACATTTGTATAACAAAAGGTAATTGTTTACGTGATATGCCTTGTTTAGGTGTAATACCATTTTTAGCTATCCATCGTTCAATAGCTCTAATAGGTGGTTTTTTACCTGCTCCACGTTCTGCTCCATCATTAACCCACTTACCATACTCATCCATTGAAATAATTAACTCTGTTCCCTCTACAGTAGCAGTAATTGAGTTTGATAGCTGACCTGTATTGTCATTTCCATTACGTTGTAATGTAGCTCTCATTTCAGCAACTATTTGGTTGCCTACTTGTTGTATTGCTTGTTGTAGAGGTGAATCAGCCATTATGGTAATTTAGGAAAGTTACAGAAGTCTAGTGTTGCCTGAGTATTAACTGTTATATTAGCTACCCATCCAGCTACTCTATCATTAAATGCCTCATATAATGGGGAAATACTGTTTAATGTAATAAATTCTAATTGTTGAAATGAACCCAAGTTAAAATAAGCAATAATGTCATATAAATAAATTTCGGTTTGTGATTGTAATTTTAATACATCAGTATCAGTTAACTGAGGAACATCCATCATATAAAACTCAAAATTAAGTGTACGAGCACCTGAAACACCATTTGCGTTTAATGTAATTCCATTTGATTGGATAGGACGTAAAAATGCTAATGGGTATTTAACGTTTTGAGTTAATGAATCTAACCTGTCAATACTACCTTCACCAAATTCATTTATTGCTAAATGTTCA